GGTCGGCGATCCCAACGTGCAATGGAACGCATTCCGTAATGCGGTCAACGAGATCGGGCCCGAAAAGCTAGAAGTGCTGTTCGGCAAGGCCGGGGCCAAGAAAGTTGCCGACATCGTCGAGTCGCTGGAGATTCTCAAGACCGAAGCGCCGAACAATTGGCGCGGTTCCACCACGTTCAAGAACATGATTTCCATGTTGGACACGCTGGGCGGATTGGGCGGCAAATATCTCGGGACAGATGTTGTCGCCGGTGCCGTGAAAGGTGTAGCCAAATTAAAAGAAGCCGGTGAAGCGGGCCGCGTGGCTCGTAAAGCCGTCAAAAATCCCATTGAGGAAGCGGCGCGGCGTCAACCGCAAACGCTTGGCAGCGTGTCCGCGACAATGCGCCCCGCCGGCTACACCGCACCCTACACCGCCGGCCAGCAGGATCAGCAGCAATGAAAGTGCTTTGTATCGAACTTGAGGACAGCGGCTGCGGGCTCGACTTCGTGCTGCGTTGCGTCCAAGCGGGCCACAAGGTTCGTTACTACAAAAAGGCAGACGGCAACGTTGAGCCGGGTCGCGGGTTCCCAGGCGTTGAACACGTCGACAACTGGGCCACGTGCATGAAATGGGCCGACCTCGTATTCATGACCGGCAACGACCAGTTCTTACCGCGTATCGGCGTGTTCCAGAAGAACGGCGACGTCAAGTTCTTCGGGCCGTCGAAAGCCAGCGCCGACCTCGAAATCAAGCGCGAGCTTGGCATGAAGTTCCTCGAGGAACACGGCATCGAGTGCCCGCCGTTCAAAACCTTCAAGTCGCTGGATGACGCTCTGGCGTACCAGTGGGGATCGTCGGATCGGCATGTGTTCAAGACCCTCGGGTCTGAAGAAGACAAGTCGCTATCCTACGTCGGCAAGTCGCCCGCCGACATGGTTGCCCGCATCCAGCGTTGGAAAAAGCTCGGCATGGCCCTGAAAGGCCCGTGCATGTTGCAGGAGTTCATCCCGGGTCACGAGTTCGCGGTCAGCCACTGGCTCGGCTCCGACGGCTGGGTCGGCCTGCCTAACGAGAACTTCGAACACAAGAAACTGTTGTCCGGCAATTGCGGCCCGAACTGTGGCGAGGCCGGCACGATCATGAAGTATTGCAACGAGTCGATCCTGTTCGACGAAGTGCTGGCGCCGCTGGAGCAAAGCCTGCTCGAGCTGGGCCACCTTGGCGACGTGGACGTCAATTGCATCGTTGATGAAAAGGGCAAGGCGTGGCCGCTGGAGTTCACCATGCGCCCGGGCTGGCCTGCGTTTAACATCATGCTGGCGACCCACAAGGGCGACCCGGTGCAATGGATGCTGGACGCCTGCAACGGTGAGGACACGATGGACGTGTCGACCGCGATCGCGTGCGGCATCGTCGTTGCCCAGCCGGACTACCCGTATTCCGACCGTACCAAAAAAGAGACGCTGGACATCCCGTTTTACGGCGTGACGCCGAAGAACCGGCGATTCATCGCGCCTCAGTCGATCCGCATGGCCAAGATGCCCGACATGGACGGCGACAAAATTGTCATGAAGGACATGTGGGCGTCCTGCGGCGACTACCTTGCCGTCGTCACGGGCACCGGTAAGTCGGTCAAGCAGGCCACCGAACGCGCCTACAAGGTCATCGAAGACATCCACGTTCCCGACCTGATGTGGCGCGACGACATTGGCGAAAAACTTGAAAAAGAGATTCCCGAGCTGCAAAAGCACGGGTACGCAACCGAATTCACCTACGAGTAAACCATTATGGCCCTCGGATACCTCGTCCCCGTCGCCAACACCCTGCAGGTCTTTACCGACCAAGGCATCATCGGCAGCGGCTACAAGCTCTACACCTACGTCGCGGGCACCACGACGCCTGTGGTCACCTACACCACATCGGGGCTCACGGTCGCCAACAGCAATCCGGTCGTTTTGCAGTCGAATGGCCGGCTGCCAAACGCGATTTGGGTGCCGAGTGGCACGTCGCTCAAGATTTGTCTTACCGACACGACCGGCACGGTCATTTCGGGCGGCACGTTTGACAACCTGACCGGCATCAACGACCCCGCCGCGATCGCCATCACGGCGTCGCAAGTGTCCGGTTTGGCGGCCTCGGCCACCACGGACACGACCAACGCGTCCAACATCACGTCTGGCATTCTGCCAGCGGCCCGTATAACCGCGCTGAACGGCGTTCAGTTCACCGGTTGGGCTGCAACCACCCCCTACGCCGTGGGGTTCTCAGCGACCGCCATGGCGATCGACTGCAGCCAGTCCAACGTGTTTACGACGACGTTCACGGCCAACGTGACGGTCGCCCCCACCCTGACCAACCCGAAAGACGGCCAGACCATCAACTGGTTCATCACCCAAGACAGTACGGGGTCGCGGCTCATCACGGGCTTCTGGCCGGCATCGTTCAAGTGGGTTGGCGCGGCCGCCGGCGTCCTGTCCACCGCGGCCAACTCGGTCGACATCCTCGTGGCCACTTACCGGGCGTCGACCTCGAGCTGGTACTGCACGCTCCTCAAGAACTTCGCATGACCTTTGCCGCGCTCACACTGCAGGTCTCGGGTGGCTCCGGCGGTGGCGGCGGTGGCGGCGGCGCATTGACCAACGTCACGACGGGCGTAGGGTTGTCGTCGTCGAAGGTCAACGATTACACGTGGTGGGGCTGGCTCCAGACTCCCAATTTTGGTGCCATCTACGGCCCCTCTAGCGCAATCGGAAGCTCAACTCCGACCAACCCCACCCTGCGCGGCTATCCGGTCGTCGGCGTATACGCTGGTGACGGCGGGTCGGGTGGATCGAGCGCCTACACGTACACGGTCGCGGTGGCCGGATCGGCAACCACCGGCCTCGTCAACAGCCTGACGATCGACTCCACGGCGATCGGCGCCAGCACCCTCGTCACAATCACGACTTACCAGCCCTATTACACTTTGTTCAGGTTTACGCTGACGACGCCAGGCACCAACCTGTTTGGCACCAGCGGATCGCATACGGTGACGATCGCATGAGCTGCGTTCGGGCCATCGTGACGCTGTTGGTAGTGGCTATTTTTTGCCTGTGGGCAATTGTTCAACACGCAGACAACGACGACGACAAACGGAGAAAACCATGACCCTCATTTACACCAATCTGATCGCGTTCGTCCTCGGATTTGCCGGCGGCTGGCTTGCGTTCCGCAAAGCTGGCGCCAAGGTCGAAGCCGAGGCCATTCAGGTCGAAAACGCACTCAAGTGACAACCGTGGAAAGTTCAAAAACCGCTGACAGCGCCGCTGTTGTGACGTGGACCGCATGGGGTCTCAGCCATCTGGCCGAGGCCAATGCGGTGTTGCAATTCATCGTTTTGTGCATTGCGCTTGTGTCGGGCATTTACGCACTGGCGTTCCATTACACGCGTTATTCGCGGCTTGAGTCCCGCAATGAGTGAAGCGTTCGAACTTGCGTTGCCCCGGGTCAAACAGGCCGAGGGGTATCGCCAGTTCCCGTACAAAGACACGGTCGGGGTTTCAACGATCGGTTACGGCTGCGCGCTGGACGTCGGCTGGCCAGAGCCGTTCGCGGCTGCCGTTTGCAGGCTTCAGCTTGAAAACGCTGACGCCGCGTGTCGCCAACTGGACTTTTATGCGGACTTGGACACGGTCCGGCAGTCCGTGATTCTTGAAATGATGTTTAACCTTGGTCCTGAAAAGTTTTCACATTTCTTACACTTATTTGCATCCATTCGCGCAAAAGATTATGTTGCAGCGGCGCAATCCATGCTGGACAGCAAATGGGCCATGCAGGTCAAGGGTCGAGCGGTTCGGTTAGCTGCACTCATGCAGAAGGGGACGGACGCATGATCGACAGACTCAAAAAGATCGGGTTGTACGCCGTTGACCGGCTCAAAGAGCCGTCATCGTGGGCGGGTGTGTCGGCCATGCTGGCGTTGCTGCATCACCGGGTAACCAGCGAGCAGGCTGCCGACATTGCGTCAATTGGCACGCTGGTGGCCGGCATCGTGGCCGTGGCGGTGTCCGAATGAACATCCCGGCGGCGTTTCATCTGCTCGGGCATCGGATTGAGGTCAACAAGATCCACCAGTCTGAATGGCCGCACGGCGACGATTGCGTCGGCGTCTGGGACCCGCTCAACCACAAAATCGACCTTTTGGCCGAGTACGACGGCACCCGGGGCGATCACACGTTTATGCACGAGCTGCTGCATGCGGCCCTGCACCTGATGAATCACAAACTGTCGCACGACGAGAAGTTCGTGGACACGCTGGCCGGGATGCTGCATCAAGCCCTGACCAGCTGCGAATACCCGAAGGCCGCCCGAAAACGGTCATCCAAGAAGTGATGTGCGACGCCACCTCATCATCCCGGACACCCAGATAAGGCCCGGGTCGGACACGACGCACATCGGATGGGCGGCCAACGCCATTCTGGAATACCGCCCAGACGTCATTGTCATTATTGGCGACTGGTGGGATCTACCGTCGTTGTCCACCCACGACGCACCGGGCTCCAAGGAGGCCGAAGGACGCCGAGTCAAGCCAGACATCGATGTTGGAAACGAGGCGTTTCTGAAGCTCGTAGGCCCGTTGCAAACAAAACGGCTGCGACTAATGGCGGGGCACCGAAAGCAATGGCACCCCGAGTGCCATTTCCTGTTCGGCAACCACGAAAACCGATTGGAACGGGCGATCTTCCGAGATCCAAAGTGGGAAGGCGTGATCTCAAGCGCCAGCCTTGAAACCCCCGGGTTCCAACGCCATCCGTTCCTCAAGATTCTACAAATCGACGGCATCAAGTATTGCCATTATTTCCCAAACCCGTACAGCGGTCGCCCGATCGGCGGCACGATCGTCAACCGGTTGAACGCGATCGGCGGCAGTTTTGTGCAGGGCCACCAACAGGGGTTCTTGTATGCGTCGAAGCAATACCCGGACCACGTGGCTCATGGACTGGTGTGCGGACGCTTTTACCTGCATCACGAAAGCTATCGCCCTGAAGACGTCCAAGCGTCCGAATGGAACGGGATCGTTGTCCTCAATGAGGTCCGCAATGGCACCTACGACCTCATGCCGTTGTCGATCGACTACCTGCGTCAAAAATTCAGCTAAAGGAGCTGTCATGCGAAAGAAGAAGGCGAGCGAGATTGAGATTGAGATCGTGGAAACCGATTTTGATGTGCATCACCCGGATCACTATTGCCAGGGCGAGATCGAAGCGATCGATGCCATCGAGGCCGCGTTGTCGGCGGACGAGTTTCGCGGCTACCTCAAAGGCAACGTGATGAAGTACACGTGGCGCGAAGCGTATAAGGGCGGTCCTGAAGACGTCCGCAAGGCGCAGTGGTACCTCAACCGCTTGGTGGATCTCGACTCATGATCTGGCTGGCGCTGTTGCGGCGGTTCTGGTGGGCGATTCCGATGATCGTCCTGCTGACGTTTGCGTTTGTTTACCGGATCGAACGTAACGGCGCACGT